CAGCAATGGGATAAGATTTCAAAAGAAAAGAAAACTTTTGCTGAAAGTATTAAGAAAGCTTTTCCAAATTTAGGCATATGCTTTGGTAGTGATACATCTATTGACATCAGTGAATCGTGTTATGATAAAGCAAACATTTATAATTTTCTTAAGTTTAAAACAAATGTTACTTCAGTGTATCATTCCATATATGGAAATAACAAAGACACACAAGAACGTATAAAAAATATAACTGAACAGGCTATGTCAATTAATAAAAAAGCAGTGTATAATACCATTATTAGTAATAGTCCTGAAGATACACAAAAATATTTGAGAATGTAATCATGATGATTTTTATGAATTCTTCTTCCAAAAAGAAGAAAACAAAATTGACTAAAGCAAAACAAAAAGTTCTTGATGACTATAACGCTTGGAGAAAACAGAATAAATTACCTACTGTTTCTTCTTTGAATGCTGAAAAGATCTCAAGCTCTTTTCAAGAGTATAAGCCTAAGGTATCACATGCTCGTAGTACTTCTCATATCAAATCACTTGAGAGCATTGCACCAGCTGTATGCGCGCGAAACTCTATCATGGATAGAACGTCTCTTGATAAAGAACCTGAACATGTTCGTGAACAGATCATTGCTAAGAGCAAAAGAATTGCACTGATGTATAACAAAGGTGCATATCAATACATTAGCGATGAAATTGACATCACTACAATTGGAACCCGCAATAGAAGAATGTAGTGTACATTATTTTCGTATAGTATTACTATACGACTATGGGTGCTAGTGACCTACACTAGAAATTTATTAATTATTAATTGGAGATTATTATGACTAAGACCGAAAAGCTTCTTGATGCATTTAAGAATGGTACTCGACTGACGAGCAAGCAGATTTCTGCACGCTTTGGTCTAAAGAACCCAACTGCAGCGATCACCGCTCTACGCCAGGAAGGTTATGCTATTCACTTCAATAAGCGTAAGACTATGGCTTCGTACTTCAAGCTTGGTACGCCAAGCCGAGCAGTAGTTGCTGCTGGGTATAAGGCTCTAGCGCATAACGGCTAAACCTTGAATAAGAAGAAGGGCCCTTGTGGCCCTTCTCTCTTTTGGAGATTATTATGATTACTCGTCAAGAACTTTCAGATCTTCTACACAATCACATGATGAAGATTTGCTTTATGAAAAAAGATGAGACTCAGCGTGAAATGCTTTGTACTCTACAAAAAGATCTTCTTCCTTTAATTGAGGAAATTGCAGAAGAAGTAACTAACAAACCTATCAATGAAACGTTGATTCCTGTTTGGGATGTGATTAATAATGGTTGGCGCTCTATCATTATAGATAGAATATACCATTATGAAATTGTGGAGTAAATTATGCCTATTGCTATTGATGAATTATCCAAGAATGCTCTTGGTGGAACCGAGAGAATGAAGTATGCTCTAGCAGAAAAGCTAGATCAGACTATCTTAGATAAATTTCAAATCATTTGTTCCAGGGTTAGAGACATTGATCCTAAACTCATCCCTATCTATTGGCTTCATGATCTTCCTGGTGATCCAGAATCAAACCACCTAGCCCAAGGGGGTTACACCAAGTTTGAACGTCTTGTATTTGTTTCTAATTGGCAGATGCAAAACTATCTAAATCACTATAGGATTCCCTGGTATAAATCTTGTGTTATTCAGAATGCAATTGAGCCTATTCCTTTTGTTGAAAAATCAAAAGAAAAAATTAAACTGATTTATCATACAACCCCACATCGTGGATTGAACATTGTTGTTCCTGTATTTGCTAAACTTGCAGAAAAGTATGATAACATTGAATTGGATGTATTCTCATCATTTAAAATTTATGGATGGGAAGAACGTGATGAACCCTTTAAACAATTATTTAACTTTTGTGAAAATCACCCCAAAATAAACTATCATGGGTTCCAACCAAATGAAGTGGTGCGAAAGGCTTTACAAGAAGCTCACATCTTTGCTTATCCATCAATTTGGCTTGAGACTTCATGCATTGCTCTACTTGAAGCAATGAGCGCTGGGTGTTTATGTGTACATCCTAATTATGGTGCACTCTATGAAACAGCAGCAAACCTTACTTGGATGTATCAATATCAAGAAGATCCTAGGGATCATACTAATACATTCTATAATATGCTTGATGTAGCAATTCAAAAAGTTCAAAGTGATAGTGTTCAATTATCATTAGAGTCAACTAAGAATTATGTTGATACTCTTTACAATTGGGACCGGCGAGTTGCTGAATGGAATACTCTACTTACTTCAATCTTAATTAAGAAGAAACTTATCTAATGAGCGTTAATAAACTTGCTGATAAATTGATCGCTAAAAAGTTTTGGGGCGACGAACCAATTCATAAAAAAGTAATCACATCTAAAATTGATGATATGCTTTGCAAAATGTTAAATTGGTACAATATCATGTCTGATGATAAAGACAAAGATAAATGGCTAATTGAGTATATGAAAACTCATGGATATAGCAAGACTGATATTTCAAATATTATGAATCTTAATGCTTTAGGTTCAGTTTGCAAAAATTCAGCAAGTGTTTTGGCGCGGATTGAATCCAATGGTGCTACTTTTGATGGTGAATTAAAAGGAATCGTTTCTTCTAAAATTAGACGAGCTTTGTCTTATAATCAAAAAGAAATAAAAGAAGATATTACTAGTGCAAAAGTAGTATCTATCCAAGATAGAATCAAAGCATTAGCAGAACCACACATTGTGCATATCGATGATGAGATTCATTCGTGGTATTATGAACGTAAGACTAAAATTGTTTTCTCTTTGTATACGTATCTTCAGCGCAATCAGCTTAATGCACAGATCTGTAATCATATCAAAGCATTGATTTCTAAGATTCATGATGAACACGCCGAAATGATGCAAGGTGAAGATGAACAATTGAATGAAGCATATGCTTACCTTCCTAATACTTCTAAGAAAGCTATTATGAAGCAATTAGATGCTTGTATGGAAGATATTGCTCGGTTTGTTGGTAATGCTAAAGCTTCTAAACCTAAGAAACCGCGCAAAAAGAAAGAAGTAACTGCATCTAAACTAATAAATAAACTAAACTATCAGAAAGAGTTTAATAAACTTAAGATCAAGTCTATTATGCCTGAATCTATTATTGGTAGTCAGCAGTTATGGTTATATAACACTAAGTATGATCAATTGATCATGTTAAACGCCATTAGTCCAACCGGATTAAGCGTTAAAGGTTCAACTATTGTAGACTTTGATCCAGATGCTTCTATTAAAAAGAAAGTTAGGAAACCAGAAGATGCAATTCAAAAAGTGCTTAGTGGAGGAAAGCAAGTTCTAATTAAACTTATGTCAACCTTAACTACTAAACCTATTGAAGTTAATGGCCGAATTAATAATGATACTATCATCCTTAGAGCCATTAAATAGGAGCGTCTATGTCAGTAATAAAAACAAAAAAAGCATCTGACAATGTCGTAATATTCCCTAAATCAAAGGCTAATGTTCCCCCTATGACAATAGAGGAACTTAATGAAAAACTAAAATGTTCTAAGTTAGAAGTAGCAGAACACTTAGCAGAAGAATTAACACATGAAGTTGGAAGAATCATGTCTGATAATGGGTATATGATTACTCATGTTGCAGATCTTGCGTTCCTTCTTATTACTGTGAAAGCAGTTCTTCTAAGACATGAAAAAATATATCATCCAGTTCAAGATTTTATTGATGAGAATATTATCTTAACAGGAGGCGATGAAGACGAAGAAGATGAAGAAACAATTGACATTGAAACTTAAATAATATACTATTAGCATACATATACATTTTGGAGTAAACAATGATTATCGTTGACTTGAATCAAGTCATGATTGCAAATATTATGGCGCTTTATGGCCGGCACAGTGGCGAAACGCCAATTGAATTGGATCTATTTCGATCCGCTACACTTAATACTATCAGATCATTTAATAAGAAATTTTCTGGTCAGTTTGGAGAAATGGTCATTGCGGCCGATGGCCGACGTAGTTGGCGTAAAGACGTATTTCCATTCTATAAAGCAAATCGTAAAAAGAGTCGTGACAAATCTGATGTAGATTGGACTCTTATCTTTAATAATCTTAATACTGTCCGTGAAGAACTTAAAGAGTTCTTTCCTTATCGAGTTATTCACTTAGATAACGCTGAAGCTGATGACGTAATTGGTGTTCTTGTTACAGAGCTATCTAATAGAGTTGAATATGGAAAAGAAAATATCTTAATTCTATCTGGTGATAAAGATTTTATTCAGCTTCAAGCATATAATTCTTCTGTTGCAGTCAAGCAATACGATCCCATAAATAAGAAATATATTGATTGTTCTGATGCTAAACAGTTTATGAAAGAACATATTCTCAAAGGCGATGTAGGTGATGGTATCCCTAATTTCCTTTCTGCAGATAATAGTTTCGTAGACAATATTAGACAGAAACCAATCATGAAGAAGAATCTTAATGAATGGCTTTTACTTCCAGTAGAACAATTTTGTAACGAAGAGATGCTCAGAAACTTTAAACGAAATGAAACGTTAATCGATTTGAGTAAAACTCCACAAACTATTCGTGAGAAAATTATTGCTGAATATGAACATCAAGCCGGAAAAGATAGATCCAAATTGTTTAATTACTTCATCAAGAATAAACTGAAAGTGTTGATGGAATCTATTAATGACTTTTAAAGGTTAATCATGCATAAATCACTATACCAAATTCTAAAAGAAATCTCTGAGCTTAAGACCAATAAAGAAAAAATTGAAGCTCTAAGAACCAATCGATACGCAGAAGCTTTTAAGTGTATATTTCATTATACATATCATTCTCAGATTAAATGGCTTTTACCAGAAGGTGATGCACCATATAAGCCATGTGAATTTTTAGATGCTGAAGGACGATTGCTTACTGAACTTAGAAAGCTATATCTTTTTATAGAAGGTGGTAATCCAAATTTAGTTCAAGCTAGACGAGAATTTCTTTTCATTCAAACATTAGAAAGCGTTCATCCTAAAGATGCTGAACTTCTAATGGCCATGAAAGATAGAAAGATGCCATTTAAAAACTTTAATAAGAAGCTTGTAATGCAAGCATTTCCAGAATTAGTTTTAGGTCCACAGGAGGAATTACCTCTGCTACCGGCAACGTAATGACTATATCAGGTTATATGACAAAGATCGAAGGGTTTACGTTTGAACCCGCAGTGTTTAGAACTGATGGTTGGGCATTGGTTATGTCATTTGCAAGTCAAGCCATTGTCAAAGATATTTTTATTCATTGGGATTATAATGGTCTTTACATTCTTGACAGCAGTTCATGCTATATTGAAAATATTACAATAAGAAGCTTAACTGGAACTTACGGAACATTATTTAAAGGTACCAATGGAAACGGCGTTTATGGTGCCTATGTATCAAAGATGCTTTGCGATGCTCCTTTTTATAACAG